CAGAGCAATGAGAGAAGTGTTCATGAGCAGTTATGAAACACATCATCACAGCAGAGCATTTCAACAGTATGAATCTCAGTCCATTGCAGCCTTTCATGCCATTGAACAGTCCGGGCTTCAGATTGATCGGTCAGTGTTTGAACAGCATTTTACTGTAACCAGATCTTCAAAGACATTCAGTGAATACAATCTGTACACTGCCACAGGTCGGCCATCCAACAAGCATGGGGGAGTGAATTATGCTGCTCTGAACAAGGAGAATGGTTGCAGGAGTGCATTTGTGAGCAGACATCAGAGAGGCATGTTGTTGGAAATGGACTTTGATGCATTTCATGTGCGACTCATTGCCAAGATCCTGGGATATGACTTTCCAGAAGGATCTGTTCACGAACATTTAGGCAAATACTATTTCGGCGATGATCTCACAGAAGAACAGTATGAACGATCCAAGCAGATCACTTTCAGACTGCTATACGGGAACATTGACAAGGAGTTTCGAAGCATTCCATTCTTCGCAGCATGCCATGACTATGTACAGAAGTTATGGAGAGAGTTCAAAGCCAATGGACAGGTCATAACACCTATATTTGAACGGCCTCTGCATAAAGATGCTTTGCCAGATGACATGAATGCCAACAAGTTGTTCAATTACATGCTGCAGGCCACTGAGACAGAACACAACATAACAGTGATACACAGAATAATGGACACACTGCAAGGGCATGACAGCAAGTTCATACTATACACATATGACAGCATGTTGTTTGATTATGCTCTCACAGATGGCAAAGAGCTGATACTGAAACTCAAAGATGTGATGTCAGAGCGAGGAGCCTTTCCTGTCAAAATCAAGGCAGGGGCGGATCTTCACACAATGCAGGACATGACTAAAAGAATTAACTAATATTTATACAAAAATCCTATGGACATCAAAGAAAAAGTCATACAGGAATGGTTCTTCCGTTTGCCTAAAGGCTATGCTGAACCACCATATAGCAGCGAGGAAATGCGTATCTTTCGAGAAGTGTTGTCAGAACACATCAATGAGTCACCAGACATCTTAGATCAAGGGTTTCTGGAAGCAGAGCCAGTTAAAGAAGAAATTGATACCACATTACCAGTTGATGAAAAAATAGAGATCATCAGACAAACATTAGATTCTGAAGTAGGATTGGAAGATGTGTTAATTAAAAAAGTTATTGACATATATTCTAATTTTTCCCCTGCAGAGCAAAAACAGTTCGACAAAGTATTCAGAAGTTTTACTGTAGAAGGTTTTGTATCAGCAGATCCAGCAATACTTCGAAATTTTCATGATGTATCCTTCGACGCTAAAGTTGCCGGCGGTTTAGGTCGCGGAGAAGTGCAGATATTGTTAGCTGTTAACAATTCAACAACAGGTGGTACTGCTAAAAAAGACATAGTTGTACCAGGTGGTGAATGGGAAGTCAAAGAACTAGACAAACAAAGTTTCAGACCAGCCAAAGCAGGCCGGGCATTTAATTTTGAGTTGACTAAGGACATAATTGATTTTTACGATGATATAGTTAAACCTTATACCACAATGTCAGATCCAAAATCAGCATTGAAAGATATGGTAGCAGAAAAATCATATGATTCAATTGATGATCTAATAACTGCAATGGAAAAATTTGCTCCAGGCGGTGAATATGATGAAAACAAGATTCAGTCAGCATATGAATGGCCAGATGTAGCATTCTTCAGCAATTGGTATGAAGGATTTCAAGAATTGAATAAGATCATTGATGACATCAAAGATGATATTAAAGATACACGTATCACTGTGCAAGGAGCTGGTGATTCTCAAGCATACTGGATATCACCAGAATCTGCAAGAGAGATAGAAGATGGAGCCGGATCTGATAATGATGTTGTAATTAACATTGGTACAAAAATTACAGAAGTATCATCGAACAAAAAAATATGGTTCAACAGACTCAAACGATTTGATTATGTCAGAAGGCCAGATGAGTTGATTGATCAGCTTGTGGACATAAGAAATTCATTCTTTGATGGCATTTTAGGTCTGATATATTTCCAGAAAGGTGAAGGCGGTAAACCATATATTGGTACTGCTGAAGATTTCGTTGTTTATGCCGTGTCACAAGGACAATACAGATACAGAATCAAGGATCATAGTTCTGTAAGCAAACGATCATTCTTGACCAAGCAGTTAAGAAACTAGAGAGTTCTATTTCATATATATATTAAAAAGAGACTACTTATGAACTTACAAGAACAATACAAGAGACTTTTCAAAAGCAGAAGCAGCAGTAATGATTCAAAATTATTATCAGAGGCGAAAGGCTTTGAAGACATAGTTGATGTACAAAAATTTATAAGATTAAATGATCTTAAAAAACGCGGTGATTACAATAAGTTTGAAAATGAAGAAGAATTGGTAGTACCATTCAAACAAAGTATAAATGGTGAAAATGAATTTTATGCTGACGTTGATGTATTTGACGGAGGAACATCATTTCGCTTAGATAAAGACTTAGTAGATGCCTTGAACAATATGGGTGTGGACGAAGATGATTTCAGAGAAGAGATGGAAATGCTAGCATTTTCATTTTAATAGAGAATGGGGTAGGTGAAAACACAACTACTATGTACATTTGCACATAGACGCAATCAGGACATCATCACAGAACATATCATTGCAACATATGACCTTAGTGAGAATCGTATGTTTCTGTTCTGTGATCAGGAGCGTTCTGATGATCTGTACATAACCTACAACATTGTGTTACCATCACCTAGAAGATCTGCCAACACCATATCTATCCATAGAAAGAAGGAGAGCAACACATTGTACAGCATCAATGCTCTCAACACAGTCATTAAGGAATGTAACAATGGTGTTCTGGACAAGAGTTTCATTATTCCATGGCAGCTCTACAGAAACTCTCTGTTGTTAACAGATGGTGACCAACTCAGACAAATCAAATTAAAAATGCTCAAACGATTGGATGTTTAAGCATATTTATATTTGTAAAAAATAATTGAAAAATAACCATTAAAAGACTTGGATAATTGAATCTAAGCACTTATATTAAGAATTGATTAGTATTTTATTGTTTAACCAAAAATAGGAATTAGAAAATGGCAATTGATTTAGATGCGATTAAAAGGAAGCTTAATCAACTTCAAACGACAGGCAACCGCCGTCAAACATTATGGCGCCCAGAACCGGGCAAACAGGTTATTCGAATTGTGCCTTATCAGCATGATAGAGCAAACCCATTCCAGGAACTTTATTTTCATTACAACTTAGGCAAGAAGAACTTTCTGTCTCCTACAACATTTGGCAAGGCTGATCCAGTTGTGGAGTTCACTGAGAAACTCAAAGCTTCGGGTAATTCAGATGAGTGGAAACTTGGCAAAAAGATGGAACCAAAGATGCGTGTATATGCACCAATCATCGTTCGAGGCCAAGAATCTGAAGGTGTGAAATTTTGGGGCTTTGGAAAAACTGTGTACACTGAACTTCTAGGATTCATTGCAGATCCAGATTATGGTGACATCACAGATCCAATGGGAGGACGTGACATTGTTGTTGAGTTCACTCCAGCAGAAGGCCCAGGAGCATATCCTAAGACAGCTATCAGAGTGAAACCAAATGTTTCTCCAATGACTGAAGATCGAAATGTTGCTGAGCAGATTGCAAAGAATCAGCAGGCTCTCACAGAGATCTTCAAGGAGCCAACATATGATGAACTCAAAGAAGCTTTGGAGACATGGTTGAATCCAGAAGAAGCATCATCAGATGATAGTTCAGATGGAGTTCCTCCACCACCAAAAGAAGGTGAAGTGCCTTCAACAGTGAATCGTGTTGATGATGTGTCATCAGCATTTGATGAATTATTTAACGATTAATTAAGGAGGACTTATGAAGTCTAAAGTTGAGTTACAGGACTCTCTGGCTGGAGAACTCGCCAGTGCCATAAACAAGAAGTTTAAGAATACTGGCTACAAGACAGCTTACTTTCTTAATCAGGACACTGATTCACCTTCTGAAGTGCGAGGATGGATTCCGACAGGATCAGATATGCTGGATCTTGCAATTTCAAACAGAGAGCATGGAGGCTTTCCGGTTGGGCGTATCACTGAGATAACAGGATTGGAAGCATCTGGTAAGTCTCTGTTAGCGGCTCATGCATTGGCTAGTACTCAGAAGCAAGGAGGATTGGCAGTATATATTGATACTGAGAATGCAGTTAGCCGTGATTTTCTGGAAGCCATTGGTTTGGATCTTGAGAAGATGTTGTATGTGCCGTTGGACACCATTGAAGATGTTTTTGAAGCAATTGAAAGCATTGTTGTAGGTGTTCGAAATAGCAGTAAGGACAGACTCGTTACCATTGTTGTGGATTCAGTGATGGGTGCATCTACTAAGATTGAGATGGCCAAAGAATTTGACAAGGATGGTTATGCCACTTCCAAGGCAATCATTCTGAGCAAAGGTATGCGTAAGATCACTAACATGATTGGTCGTGAAAAGATCTGTTTGTTATTCACAAATCAGCTCAGAACAAGACTAGGTGTTGCATTTGGTGATCCATATACGACATCAGGCGGTAAGGCCATTCCATTTCATGCTTCAGTTCGATTACGTCTGAAGTCAGTAGGTCAGATCAAAATGAAGAAGGATGGTGTTGATCAGGTCATTGGCATCAAGACCAGAGTACAGGTTGTGAAGAACAGAATGGGGCCGCCATTGAAGTCAATCGATTATGACATCTATTTTGAGTCAGGTATTGATAATTATGGTGGATGGCTAAATGTTATGAAGGATTACAAACTGCTTAAGCAGTCTGGTGCGTGGTATACATATACTCGAACAGATGGTTCAGATGTGAAGTTTCTATCAAAAGATTTTGAAAAGAAAATAGCTGAAGAAGATGGATTGAAGGAAGAGATCTATGGTGCCATCTGCAAAGCATATATACTGAAGTACAAGCCAGGAGAAGATTTTGGAGTGGATGACATCGAGATTGATGAAGAGTTTGTTAATGAAGAAGGTTAATGCAGAAACGGTATAAAGAGCTGCTGCAGCAGATTGAGCAGGAACGGCAGGATGGAACGGGTAGAGATAAGAATTCTCATATAATGGTTATAGACGGATTGAACACTTTCATCAGGGTGTTCTCTGCCGTTCCTGCTCTCAATGATGATGGACAACATATTGGAGGTGTAACTGGATTTCTCAGATCAATAGGTGCAGTGATACGGCAACTTAAACCAACCAGATGTATCATTGTGTTTGATGGTAAGGGAGGTTCCAAGCGTAGAAAGAGCATTTATTCAGACTACAAGGCCAATAGAGCAAATAAAACTGCTTTCAATAGATATCAGGAGTTTGCTTCACTGCAGGATGAACAGGAGAGTATGCGTCGTCAGTTTGGTCGAATGATACAGTATCTGAATTGTTTACCAGTTACCACAATGTCCATTGACAATGTGGAGGCAGATGATATTATAGCATATATTGCAAATGAAGTGTACACAGAAGATCATCAGAAGTGTACAATTGTGTCCACAGACAGAGATTTTCTGCAGTTAGTTAATCACAGAATCAATGTATGG